GAGTTGTATACGCTCATGGAGATCTACCAACATTGGGACAATTTCCCGGAACACAAAACAGCAACGTACCGAAACGAGTTAGCTCCAGCGATCGTCAGCGTTGGAGAAGTCTTGAACAACATGAGGAAAAAGGAGAACTGATTAAATGTTCCTCAAGCTTATTATTCTCTGGCTCATCCTCGCTTTCCTCGCATGGGCTTTCATCCGAGGCGGGACGCGCAAGAAGACACCAACGAAGTAAAGACTCCAAATTAATGAGACCAAGTCTCATATTGAACCAAGGAGGAACCTATGGGTAGAAAACTTTCGCCGTCAGCGTTAGGGGATTTCGTTCGATGTCCATGTTGTTTCTGGCTTGATAAAGTGAAAGGCATCAAAGCGCCTCGAGGGATCTTCCCGTCGCTACCGGGAAAGATAGATGAGTTGCTCAAGGAGAGGTATGACGCTCATCGAGAGCAAGGAACTCGTCCAGCGGAACTCAATGAATTGCTGGGTATAGGTTTATATCCCGACCAACGCAAATTGAATCGATGGCGAGAATGGCGCACTGCGCTCGTTGTTGAATTTGACGGTATTCAACTCTCAGGGAAATTAGATGATCTCTTGTGGGCACCGTCGACGGGACTCGTTTCTGTGCTCGATTACAAGACGAAAGGCGATGAGCCACAAGACGGGTATTCAACAAAGTACTATCAACTTCAGGCTGACTGCTATGACTTGCTGCTTTCGGGGAATGGAATGCGGACAAGCGGCATAGCCTATTTCGTGTATTACTCACCTATGCGACTCGATCAACTCGGTGCTGCAAGGTGGAAAGCGACGGTACAGTCAATTCCCGCCTCTGCGGATAATGCCATGACGGTAGCCAGGGCTGCAACGAAGTGTCTTGAAGGTCGAATGCCGCCGTCATCCTCATGTGAAATGTGTGGCTATGTTTATGCTCGACTTCACAACATGGTACAACTTCAGAAGGAGGAATCATGACGATTGAACTCAGTGATGATAAGAAAGAACTTGCAGCCAGAGACTTTTTGTCTTCTGTCTTTAGTCAGTGCGACATCATCAAACACGTTCTCCAAGATCGGCAACCCCACTCGGCTTATGAGTTAGCTCGCGCCATCGCAGAGGTCAAGTTTCGCAACGCACCTTGCATTGAACACGGCATCCGCATTGGCGCACGCATTTGGGATTTGAACAAGAAACTGAAATCAAAGGGGCAAACGATCGTAGGCAAGCGTGACAAAAAGAATCCACAGAAGTATTGGTATCAGTTAGTTGACTCAGACATCGTTCTGTAAACCTTCCGAAACGCGTTATCTCGTTGTGCAATTCCATCTGCGGTTCAAAAACCTATTTGCCCTTGAATACAAGCGAACTCAGCAGCGATCAGCCCTCCAGCATAGCAAATCATATCTGAGTAGCGATCTCCCGTCTCAGCCCTCGTAATCGCGTTACACGCAGTCCCGTTTTTGCCCACAAAAGATTTCGTTCAAAAAAAGCTCAAAACGAGGATCAGTGAGCAAACAGCACTTGTTCAACTTACTTTTGAAAGTAGCGAAATTGGCTTGTTTTGAAGAGAACTTTCCTCACTTTTTCCTTGCATTTGAGAGTGTGATTTTGCACATTCAATATAGATGATGATGATCGAGATGCTCACTCGATTGCGGGTCATAAAAAGAGCAGGTCGCAGCGGATGGAGGCCTAACCGATAAGGAGAAGCCGTCGAAGAAGGCGGATGCTCACAGGGCTGCGAGTCGAAGGCAAGAGCAGTGAAAGCCCCGTAAGACTTCGCTCCGAATAGAAGCGCGTGTGCTGCGCTGAACGCTTCGGCATAGTTGAAGATCAGTAAATGCAGTCTTCAACATCCTGGAATAAAATTTTTTGTTCGGTAGCGGGTTGCTCCTACTACCGAGCACGAGTTTCTACCGGATTAGTCAACAAAACAATATGTGCGCATAGATTGAAACAACTTCATAGGAGGAAACACAATGACACTCACTCAGATTAGATCACTTAAGCAGATTGCAGATAAGTATGGCTGCCCTGCTCATTATATCCCATCCAGCGATATTGGTTCGGGCAACCCGATTTATGTTGATGGTGTCCGAATGAGCGGTAGGCTCTCACGGCTTGAGGCTGCTTCTGTCGATATACCCGATGGCATCGACGTGCAGCGTTGGGGTATCGGTTTCTTTTTTTACCGCGATTCGCAGAACGCCGACAACCCTCGCCGGATCAGCAAATCCCACCTTGCTACCATTGCCAAGATTATGCCTATTGAAGCCAACCCTTAAACAAAAGGTGAAACCTAGATAGTCAAATGATCTAAGGAGGAAACACAATGACGCAGTCAAGATTGCAGGCAATTATCACCCGCACTCTCAATCAGTATCGACCTGAGTATAGGCCGACCATTAGATGGTATAGTGACAGTGATCCCAATAAGCCTAACATCGTGAGACTTGTTGGCGGAGATTGGAGAGTCAGGAAAGCTATCGAGGAAGCACTCAGTAAATACCTCGATGCCATAACAAACTATCCTGAAGAAAAAACTCTAAGACTGTTATCGTAAAGGAGGACAACTATGAACCAGTCAGATGTTCTTGTTGAATGTGCAAATTGCGGGTGCAGCGTTCCAGAGTCAGAGGCATTGGAAGGATGGGAAATGTTTCTCAAGCCCGACGATCTCGCACCCGTCCCGCTGTGTCCGTTCTGCGCCCGATGGCCGGAGTTCGCAAGTCAAAAGAAAATCCTCGAGCATTACGGCCTCGTTGTGATCGGCGTTGCAGATTGGCGCAGTGTAAAAATGATTCACGCTAACGACGGCAAGCAGACGCTTTGCTTTGACGTGCGAGAAGTCACGAACGAAAGCGTTGCTGTTCACATTCGCGAACACAGACAGAAGTTTATGAAAGGAAAATGAGACGATGGCTATTACAGGAATCAAATATCGCAAATGGCCGTTGGGAAAGATCGTTCTCGTCAACGAGACGCGCTACTCAGCACGCGACATCAAGCGGCTGGTTCGCAGTTGTGTCGAGCGCCTTCTTGACTGGCCGCCGACATGGACTGTGAAAGTCCATGCAACGTATCAGAGAAAGACTGGAGCCTCCGGCGGACGCGGATATGTTGGGTGTCCGGGGATTTGGCTCTACTTGGATCGATGGCGTTATGTTACTGGTACAGACAATGTGGGACGCTTCGTCGAGGCGTTCAACCACCGACCTGAGGATCTCGCGCATACGATCTTCCACGAACTCGAGCATAACATCGGGAAACGGCATGGCGACGTAATGGGGGGATACGATACGTCGTGGGCTGCGAATCTTCCTTTGAGACACTTAGGCACGAAACCGAAATCAGAGATCGATCCAGACACGCCAACGTACCTTCGTTGGGAACTCATTCGCCAGAGACGCGAAGCTCACGCCAGAAAGATGTTGACTCGCTGCGAGACAAAATTGAAACGGACCAAGATGCAGTTGAAGAAGTGGCAACAGAAGGTGAAGTACTACGAACGAATCAAAAAAGGAAAAGGAGCCACATCATGACACTCGTCTATACGGATCTGCTCGGCGATAGTAAGACACATCGCGTCAAGGCGACGATTACCACAGATCATCCGGCATCGTCGTATAACCAGCCCGTCATCGTTTTGGAGGACGGCAGCGGTCTCAACTGGGAGAGTCTCATGCTGTTGCAATATCGCGTCATCAAAGCAACCCGCAAAGAGATTGAGTTGCTCAATCGGATCATCCCAATCATCCAACAAGCGACTGGATATACGCTGCCTATCGAGGTGGCTCATGCGTAACCCAAATCCAAGAAAGGAGAAGTAGTCTCATGGGGAACAACGTCAATAAAAGCATCCTTGCCGTGACTCAATACTCAACCGAAGAACTTCAGACAGTTCCGCTTGGGATTGACATCGGCGCATTGGAAGTGTCAGCGTCAGAAGTGATGTCATTAGCTCACAACATAATGATTGTGAACGAAGAAACCCTCACGCAAGCCATTGACGATCTCGGCAGAGTCAAGCAGCGCGGCAAGGAAATAGAGACGAGAAGGAAAGGATACAGCGAACCGTTGGGCATCATCACGAAAAGAATCAACGGACTGTTCATGCCGATTATCAACACCTTCGAGAACGCAGAAAGGTTATTGAAAACCAAAATCGGCAATTACCAGATCGTAAAAGAGAAAGCCGCAAGAGAGGAACGGGAGCGCCTTGATCGTGAGTATCAAAAGGCGGTTGCCGCGGAAGAGAAGAAGGCCGAGAAGAAAGGCATTGAACCGAAGTATGTTCCGCCTCCAGCGTTCGTTGAAGAGATCAGTCCAACGACCCGGGGCAGCGCAGGGTCTGCGACAGTGAAGATGGTATGGAAACACGAAGTAATCGACGCATCAAAAGTACCGTTAATGTACTGCTCTCCTGATCCAGCAAAAATCAGAACAGCGGTTGCCTCGGGTGTGCGGAAGATGCCTGGGGTGAGGATTTGGGAAGAACCAAGTGTCGCAGTGAGGTAACTAAGCAAGAAAGGAGAATAAAGATGCCAACAATTTCTCAGTTCTTTTGTCCGCATTGTTGTGTATTCATGCGCTGTATCCAAGTCGGCGTTATGGTCGAAGAGACAATGGACGGAGGCAAGCCCTACAAGCTCTGGAGTGCGGACATGTATAGATGTGACAAATGTAACACGCGCGTCATTGGTAACTTTGGGGCAACGCCATTTGCGGAGCATTTCCAGAAAGATTACAGAAGCATAAAAGCCACCCGTAATGAAGCCGGAGTCTACATTGAAGGTATTGGATTCGCGAGGTCGTACTCGACTAAGGGGAAAAAAAGTGGCAAGCCAACAAAAGAAAGGAGCAAAGTAGTATGGTATATCACTACCGAAGACTGAACACATCTTCAATCTACGGAATGACTGATGAAGGGGAGTTTGTTCAAACGTAACCAACTAACGAGGTGAACCATGATAATTTGGACGATGAAAAATACCGACGTCGCATACCGTTGGGGTCACTGGATAGTCCTCGGTGATTCAGGGAGAGTTACTCTTGCTCTTTGTAACACAGAGACAGAAGCAATAAAGGTTCAAGGATACCTGAAGCAGTTCCCAGAAATGATCGATGCGTATATTCAGTTCATTGCCGCGCTCGCTCCGTTCATCGAAGAAATGGCGATCGTTATTGAGCCTTCTGTAACTGTTCCGGAAACCCGGAAGAAGGAAGTTAGAGAACTGCTTAAGAAGTTAACAGAAGTCACGCGGCCTTGGCGAGACAATCAATAGAAATCTGAGCGAGCCATGAAAGAAGAGAAACCCATAAGGATAGAGCGAGCCACGAAGGATGAGAAACCCACCCCGATTGTGCGGAGTACCATAAGAATTAGTGAGCCACGTTTGAAGAGCAACCCAAAAGGAAGGAGCGAGCCATTCTAAATAAGCAACCCAAGCAGAGAGAGCGAGCCATGTGTCATGAGAAACCCAAGCTTAAGGAGCGAGCCAGTCCAGATAAGCAACCCAATCAGAGAGAACGAGCCATGATAAATGAGAAACCCAAAGTCAATGAGCGAGCCATCACAGATAAGCAACCCAAAAAGAAAGACCGAGCCACTAGGAATGAGAAACCCAACGTGAAAGAGCGAGCCAATTGGTAAGAGAAACCCACTGAGAATTAGCGAGCCAAGTTTTAGGAGAAACCCAAAAAAAAAGAGCGAGCCATGTGTCACGAGAAACCCAATTGAGAGGAGCGAGCCATGAAAGAAAAGCAAACCACAGACATCAAGCGTCCTTTTTTTCTTTTGCGCGCATTGAGCGATACGCGCGATAGACAGATTCAAAAGGCACGGATTCAGTTCAGCAACCGTCTCTCTGCAATCGAGCGCGGAACTGATCAGGCTGATGGACAACAAAAAATCTTGTGCGAAAAATATGTCAACTATTTCGACGCACTAGAGAAGGAACTAAATAGAGATATAAGTGACGCGCTCAAGGGAGTGCCAATTTATGCGAAGCTCATAGACATTAAAGGTATCGGGGATACCCTTGCGGCGAAGTTGATTGCAATGGTCGACATCAATGTGTGCAACACAATTTCAGCTTTGTGGCGCTATGCAGGCTACGGAGTTATCGACGGGAAAAGAGAGAAACCGATCAAGGGCGAGAAATTGCATTACAATGCCAGACTTAAAACGACGTGCTTTCTGATCGGCACATCATTCCTCAGACTGCGTGATAAATCGCCTTATAGTTCCCTCTACTATGGACGCAAGGAATTCTACAGCAAGGCGCATACAGATTGGACAAAGATGCACATTCATCGCGCGGCGATGCGATACATGATAAAACAATTCCTTGCCGATTTGTGGGTGACGTGGAGAGAACTTGAGGGCTTACCTATTCGAGAACCTTATTGTTTTGAGAAGCAAGGCCATACAACTATGAGAGATAGGAAAAATTTCGGATGGTAAATGGAGGTGATCCAATGACAGTGTTAGATGGAGTGCTGTATACCGTTCGCCGTTGGTACCTTTTGCGGTTGATCCGGCGAGCAGAGGAAGAAGTTGAGTTCGCAGAGGAGACCTTCATTGCTTTGACTCACGCAATGAGATTCTATGAGCAGGACATTCGAGAGAAGAAGGAACAACTCAGAAAAGTCAAACAACAAATGGAGGATTGAAATGACAGGAGAAGTGAACAAAATCATTCCAGCGAAAGGAGCAAAGTAGCATGGTACAAGAATCAGAACGCTTGCGTGATATCCTTCAGGAGAAGATCACGCAGAAAATAGAAGAGGCACAACGTCGGTCAAGACCGATCTTGGACAAAATCGAGAAGGACGGAACGATGTTAGAAGACTTCGTTGCTCCTCTCGGAGAACGAGGAAAAGTTTCCTTCGGTCTGAGTCAAGAGTACGGTCAAGGAGTCAGAATCCGAATAGGAGGAAGTGGCGAAGGATTCCGGCTTCATCCTCATGCCTCTGAACAAGCCGGAGGAAAACTTGGCATCCCCGGCGCATACATTCGGAATCTCGTTGAAGGTCAGCAGCCTTGGCAACGAGAACTCGCAGCTCGAACGTTGGACGATCACGCTCGAAACGCGACTCGTCAGAGAATCCTCGTCAGGACGATCGGAGACGAGGCTCGGGGAATTCTTTCCGACCACTACCGAAGACTGAACACATCTTCAATCTACGGGGCATTTATCACGAAAGTCAAACAAGCGGGCGGCATGGTTCTCGACGCTTTCGCCGATGACTTGAGATCGTGGATCGAGGCGATCATTCCTCAAATTCTCGAAGTCCCAACGGCGATGAACTCGACGGTTTACATGACCTTCGGAGCGCGTATTAGCTCATCGGATTTCGGGAATGGAGCACTTGAGGTTCGAGCGTTCTTCCTGGAGTCATGGTGCTTGAACGCTCATGTGCGAGAGAACGTCTTGCGGCAAGTTCACCTCGGGAGTCGATTGCCCGATGAGATGGAACTTTCAAGAAAGACGTATGAACTCGACACACGGACAATGGCTTCAGCCGTTCACGATATTACGGGTCAGTTGTTCTTGCCGGACGGAATTAAGAAAGGAGCCGAGACGGTTCAGAAAGCCGGCAATACGCCAATCGACATCATTGAGGAAGTAAAGAGGCTTCCAAAGGTCGGTGTATTGAAGGGTGAAGTTGATGAGGTCGTGAAAGTTTTCACAAATGGCAGACCTTCGGACGGCGTTGCAGGAGGCAACAGTTTGTGGAAACTATCGCAGGCTGTCAGTGCCGTCGCTCGGGTTGCCCAACCAAGGAGGAAGAGAGAACTTGAGGAAATCTCAGGCTCTCTCCTTGAATCAGTCAATGGAAAATAAGGTTTTTTCCGTATCTGACTGTGCCCTCGTTTTGCAGTGGATATGTTCGTTCCTCTGCAAGGCGGGGGCTTTTTTTGTGTCTGTGCTTGACTCCCGCTAAAAAAAGCCGTATGTTCGCGCTCGAAGCAATCCGATAGTATCTCTCTATTGTGATCGCTCGTCTCAGGCTTCGTATGGCTCTCGTAATTATAATCACTCATGTTCGTCCTGCGAAAGTCATTCAGTTTTGAGGCAGCGCATCGGCTCGTTCATCACGACGGAAAATGCGCGAGGCTTCACGGCCACTCATGGAAGTTGACTGTCGAACTCCGCGGGAAGGAACTTTATGACGGTGGCCCGAAACGATCTATGCTTATTGACTATGGTGACATTACTGCCATTGTCAAACCTTTCCTCGATTCTTTTCTCGACCACCACTATCTCAACGAGACGTTGCAAACAGATTCGCCCACAAGTGAGTTCGTTGCTCAATGGTTGCACGGTCAGTTGAAAGGCCGATTTCCAATAAAGTTTCTTCTGGCAATCACGATTAAAGAAACCTGCACCTCGAGTTGCCGCTATGACGGTTAGCGAAATCGTTTACAGTCTCCAGGGCGAAGGTGCACGTGCCGGAGAACCGTCAATCTTCATCCGCCTAGCGGGGTGCGATCTCGTTTGCTCGTTTTGCGACACCGAGTTTGAAAGTGGAGAAGAGTTGACAGTGCAACAAATTCTCTCTCACATAGAGAAGTTTCCATGCCACTGGATTGTCTGGACGGGTGGAGAGCCGTCATTGCAGTTGACAGAAGAAATTGTTTCCTTCTTCAAGGCAGCAGGTTACTCGCAAGCCATCGAAACGAACGGCGGTCATCGCGTTCCTTCAAACCTTGACTGGGTGACGGTTTCTCCAAAGGTAGCGGAACACATCCTTCAAAAGAACTTCAACGGGAACATTACTGAACTGAAGTATGTCCGTCATGCCGGCCACCTATCGGTTCCCAAGCCGAAGGTCGAAGCAAAATACTATTTCCTCAGTCCGATGTTTGACGGTCTTCGAGTCAACGAGGTCAACCTAAAACACTGTATCGATCTTTGTCTTAAACATCCCCAATGGAGATTAACAATTCAGCAACACAAGTTCTGGAAAGTGCCGTAAAAGCAATCCTCGCTCAGTTCGACGACCCCGCGCGTGAAGGGTTGAAAGACACTCCCGCTCGTGTCTCACGGATGTATCAAGAGCTCTTGACTCCTGGAACAGTTGACTTCACGACGTTTCAATCGAACGGGTATGATGAACTGATCGTGTCACGAGACATCCCGTTTTATTCTCTTTGTGAACATCACCTGTTACCTTTTTTTGGAACTTGTACGATTGGTTACTTGCCTGCCGAAAGGATTGTTGGAATCTCAAAGTTAGCCCGGGCAGTAGATTTTTTCTCACATCGATTGAACACACAAGAATACATGACGCAGAACATTGCCAAATTTATAGATGAGAGGCTCGCGCCACGAGGCATTGGAGTCATCGTTCAAGGTCGTCATCTTTGTCAGGAAATCCGAGGTATTAAACGGCGTAGTGAGATCGTCACGAGTTGTCTTCTCGGAACGTTCCAGACCGATCCTGCGTTGAGACAGGAATTTTTGAAATTCGTCAATAGAACATGAACGTCATCTTTGCTCCACACCTTGACGATGAGGTGATCGGCTGTTATTCAATCCTCGACGAGGTCGAGCGGATTGTATTTTTTCAGAACGACTACCGCGTTCGGTCTTTGACGGGCAATCGGTATATTTGGTATGAGGATTGGGTGAAAACAGACAAGGTTTTAACGAATGAAGACGTTCTCTACATCCCATCGAAGTTTGATTACCATCCGCTCCACAGACGAGTTCGCGCTATCGGTATTCAGACGCTTGCAAAGCTGCGGTACTATTCAGTCGAAATGAACGTACCTTGGTTAGAGGAAGAGGCGAGTCCGGAAAAAAAGCAGGCACTGTTTAACGAATTGTATCCGTTAGAGCACTTGACGGATAACAAGTATTGGTTGTTCAAGTCTATCAAACCGTTCGATGACATTGTGTTTGCAGAGGTCACAGTTGACTTCATACGATTGCACCGTTTCCCCGATGCGTCTCCTTCGGTTTCGTTCCTCAAAAATCTCCATAGGCATAAGTTCTATTTGACAGTCTGGATTCAACAGTTCGAAGGTGATCGAGAAGTTGAATATCTCATGTTCCAAGCATTTGTGCGTCAAATTGCCGACGACATTGTCTGGCATGAGACCACAAGTTGTGAAGAGTTCGCCAATAAAGTCTTGCGACGAGTGCAGATCGAGTATCCCGGAAGGCTCGTGCGCGTTCGATTTTCGGAAGACAATGAAAACGGTTGTTTGATTCTCTAATGTTACCCGTCCATCAAAAACAAGTTCATGCCTTCGGACTTTTCGGTTCGGAGAGTCTTGGCAAGACGACTATTGGTTATCTTGTTACCGGGAGATTGCGAACACACGGGTATTTAGCTGAGTTCGTCACCGATAGTTCAGCAGCGATGCCTTTTTCTCCAGCGGAGTTTGACAAGAATCCACTTGCATGGTACTATGTCTGGACCCGGAAGGTAATGAAGGAGTGTGAGTATGCGTTGAGAGCGAATGTTGACATGATCGTTTCAGATCGTACGCCTTTTGATCTTTGGTTGTATATGCAGTTCAAGAGTTATTGGCATGAAGGGTTGCCGAATAGGTTTCTCCGTGAGGCATTAGAAAACTTTTCTCTTGAATGGTTGAAGTATTATGACCTTTTGTTCTGGCTGCCATCGGAAGGCACGACATATCGGTATGACAAATTCCGAGAAGAGACAGAGGAGTCACGCAACGCTGTTGAGGAAATGATTCGAGATAAACTCTCACTGTTGACAAAACTACCCAGCTTTGTTGAAGCCAATGGTTCGTATCGAGAGAGGTCGGAGTTTATTTACCACCGCATCCTTTCGAAACTGACGGGCAAAACGAAGCCTCTGGATGTGTTAGAAAAAGTCAGCCGCGTTGCACGTGCAAACCTCGTCGGTGTGAAGGAAATATATTTTGAAGGTTCACACTCGGTTCATCGGTTCCACGTCCCGAAAGAGACGGATGACTTCGACATTGTCATTGTTGTTGAACAGGAAAATAGATTGCTTTTGCAAACGCAGCAAATCATTGACGGGATGAAGGATTGGTTAGAAAAAGTCTGTGAGGCGACGCTCGACATCAAGGTTGTCAACGAAGCGATGAAGCCGTATGAAGTCTGAGCCTCGAGCGATCATCGGCAAGGTTTTTTCTTCCATCGAAGGCGAGGCCCAATACGCTGGATTGCCTACGTTCTTCGTTCATGTAGCTGACGGTCATAAAAAAACTGTTAGTCAATGCCTTGAGACGCTTTTGAGTGAGCCTGTAGTTGTGTTGGATACGTGCGAAGCTGTATATTTCCCTTGGCAAGAGTTCGCTCATGCGTTTTTGTTCCATGTTCAGTCGCTCAAAAGGATCGCAGTTCTTGAGACGCGGGGAGAAAAAGACCTGTCTCCGTATTTATCAACGGCAAAGACAATTTACCTGAATTACACATTAGGAACGACTCACGACGGCAACTTGAATTTTTTGCGCCAATGCGATCAGGTAAAGTTTCTTTGTTACGACATCGAAGAGTTCAAGGAAATGACCTTTATCATGAACGAAGTTTGTAAGAAGACATCGGCAGTCTGTTACGTGATGCCACGTGGACTTTCTGTCGCAGAGACGGGTGAGTTCTTCGACGCATTTCGTACGTTGAAACATGCAAGAGTATTGTCAGAAGACCTGCGTATTGGCCTCATTGTTCACGAACTGTTAGGCATCGAATGAAAGTTATTTATTTGCCAATCGAGCCTCTGGAAGAACGCTATACCGCGCAATGGTACAAGTGGTTCCCTGAGGAAATGAAAGCGATGGAGATAGAGTACATTGTCATTGATGGAGAGCCGTTGACAAAGGAGGTAGAGGTCGGGACATTTCTGGACATCAACTCGACCTTGCATTACAAAGCAACGCAACTCCAGAGGATTGCAGCAATGTTCCATCGGAAGGAGATCTATAATGGAGATGTGTTCCTTGTTGCAGACATTGAGTTTTGGGGCATCGAAAGTATTCGTTACCTTGCAGATTTGAACGGCATCAACGTAAAACTCTGTGGATTCTGTCATGCGGGAAGTTACACACGTGAAGACTTCATGGGGAAGTGCTCATCCTATGCTCAATGGTTCGAAAGAGCATGGTTCAACGTCTTTGACAAGATTTTCGTTGGCTCTCAGTACCACAAAATCCAAATGATTCAAAAGCGGCAAGTAAATCCATGCAAGGTCATCGTCACCGGGAACCCTTACCGGGTAAAGGATTTAAGGCTCAAGTTCAGTAACGTAGAAAAAATCAACCGCGTCATCTTGACGAATCGACCCGACGATGAGAAACGACCTGAGGTGTCGCTTATGGTCATGGCAGCACTGAAACGGCACCATTCCGATTGGCAATTTATAGTCACGACGAGTCGCAAGACATGGGGCAAAAGCGCACTGCGAGAGTTCGTCTTATTCTTTGCTGACCAAGGAATCGTTGTTCTCCGTGAAGGTCTATCAAAAGATGAATATCTGCAACTCCTTGCAGAGTCGCGGGTTATGATTAGCAACAGCATTGAAGAAAACTTCGGCTATTGTGTTCTTGAAGCGATGGCAGTTAATACGATTCCAATCGTTCCGAACGCCTATTCTTACCCCGAACTAATTTCTGACCCCCGGTGTTTGTTCAACTCACTCAGTGAGCAGTTATTGTTAGTGAAGCGCGCAATAGAAAAACCGTTCGACGTGTGGGGTTATGCGATGAAATACGATGACAGCCTCAAGGCCATCCTCAAGGAGACGATCACGGCATGAAATACTTTGTTGTCTCGAACGATCGGAGGAAAGAGCGAGTATACCTTGCTCCCGCAGGAGCAAAGAACATCCTCAGTAGTTTTTACTACATCAACAAGGGCTATCAGCCCTGGGCACTTGTCCGTGAGCCTTCGATCAGTCTAATGATTGACTCCGGTGCACATAGTTTTCGCATGGCACGAGGCAAGGCGTCACGATTTTCTCTGACGAAGTTCGCGGAGTATTATATCGAGTTCATTCGGAAGTTTCAGGGATTGTTCCATTCGTTCGCCGAGTTAGATCTGGAAGAAGTCGTGGGTCAAGTAATCTGCGACAGGTGGTTTGAGCAGTTGAAGGCGGTTGCTCCGAAGCTACGCTGCATTCGTGTGTGGCATCCCTGGCACGGATTTGATCGATGGAAACTATATTGTAAACAGACAGACTATGTCGGGATCGGAGGAGGTTGGAACACACGCAATCGCGTTTCTCGTTCGATATTGACGAAACTTGTTCACTATGCCTATGAACGTGGGGTCAAGGTACACGCCTTTGGTTGCACGTCGGTGAACTTTTTGTATGACATTCCTTTCTACTCCGTTGATTCATCGAGTTGGGTTGCGGGAGAAATGTATGGCAAAGCATACGAACTCAAAGGCGGACAATTAGTGCAGCACGACCTCAAAAACAACACTGGAACGTTGAAACAGTTGAACGAATACAGCGAAATCACGTTGCAAAACCTCAAGGTATTTTTGGAGTTTGAGACTTTTCTCACAGAACTCTGGAAAGAGCGAGGAATTGTCTGGAATGAGACCTGAACCTACGATCGTTCGATTGCCGATTGAAAGCCTTGTGCCTGCAGACTGGAACTGGAAAACGAAAGGCGAGAACGAACGCGTCGAGAAATTCATTCGCAGCATCGAACACGATCGGTCAGCAGGAGTTCTTGCGGTTCGGGAATTAGGGAATAAAAAGTATGAAGTCATTGACGGGAACCATCGCCTGACCGCATTGAAGCAGTTGAAGTGGAAAGCCGTACCATGTGAGAACTTCGGCGCATTGTCTCTTGCAGAAGCAATGACGACGGCGCGAAGGAGAAACTTTGACTGGTTCGAAGACGACATCTTCAAATATGCGAAGGCATTCCAGAGCGTTACTGAGGAGATACCCGTGGCAGAACTGGCAATGTTCATGCCTGAGACCCGAAATGAGCTTGAAACTCTCGCGCACTTTACAGATTTTTCATGGCAGAAGCACGATGCCCTGGGAGAGACTTCAGAGAAGACGACATTCGTTGTAACACTCAAAGTTGACGCTCCGAATCACAAACTCTGGTTGAAGCTCCTCGGAAGTTACTATAATCGGTTAGGGGTTGAAGACCCAGCGCATGTGTTCATTGACCTTATAAAAGAAAAACTCCAAAAGTTCAACGGGCAAAAGAAAAAGAATAGACCATGACCGACGGTGATGGGCAAGCTAAAATGAGACCAAGTCTCATAAAGAAAAAGCACGCAGGTGGCCGACCATCCAAATACGGCTCGATTAGTCTTGAGCAAGTCGAGACTGCGGGAAGGCTTGGAGGTACAAACGAAGAGATTGCAATCCTTCTCGGAATTAACGTCTCGACGTTGCTTCGGTACAAGAAAATTCCAGAGTTTTGCACAATCTTAAAAAAAGGGAAAGTTGAGGCAGACAACCGTGTCGTATTGAGTCTTTATCAACGAGCGATGGGATATAACTTCACAGAAGAGACGCAAGAGTTGATGAACATTCCTGATCCGAATCATCCGGGGCAGAGATTGAGTTTGCAACAAATGGTTGTCACAAAACGGGTGACGAAACACATACCACCGGACGTTGCTGCGACGTTCATTTGGTTAAAGAACCGAAGACCAGAAGAGTGGAGAGACGTACATGAGTTCAAGGCTCAAGAGCCGAAAAAATATGAAGACCCGTTCCTCGAGCTTGCCCGTCTCCTTGGAGAAGCGGGCATCCCTGTTGAGGAAGCGATTGACAGAAGACCAAGTCGTCCAAGCAATTCCGAACCTCAATAGGATTGTGTGGGGGAAAAAACCGCTGATCTTTTTTTCTGATAGATTCAGTGTTCCACGTGAAACGATTGACTGGACGCTTCTGCCGGAGTATAAGTCTCACCGGTGGGATGGGACTCCAAATCCTCTGGTAGAAATCATTCGAGCTATTCAAGAAAACAAATGGGTCGGAGTTGAAAGTGGAACGGGAACGGGCAAGACATTCCTCGCCAGTCTCCTAACTCGATGGTGGTTAGAAACTTACGAGAACTCCATTGTCGTGACGAGCGCACCGAAGCAGAAACAACTTGAGCTTCACGTCTGGAAAGAATTAAGATTGCTCCAAGACCTTGCTCCCGTCGGAGAGATGCAAACCCTAATGTTGAAAATGAAACCACCCGATGACAAGGCATGGATTGCGGTAGGTTTTGTTGCTGGCACACGCGCCAATGAGGAAATAGCATCACGGGCCAGAGGGTTCCACGCTGAACACATGCTTATTATCCTCGAAGAGACCCCGGGCATTCCAATGCAGACGATCCGAGCGTTTGAGGCTACTTGTACCGCGCCTCATAACATCATCGTGGCAATGGGCAATCCTGACTTCAAACTGGACAACCTTCATCAGTTCTGTGAACTTCCGAACGTGAAACACATCAGGATCTCCGGGTATGATTATCCGAACGTGGTTCTGGACAAACCGATGTTTGTCAAAGGAGCTCAGAGTCGCGTCGGGCTTGAGAGACTTGCACAAGTTTACGGCGGGAAAGACACACCTCTATACCTGAGTCGTGCTCGAGGCATTTGTCCAGAGCAAGCGGTTGATGCACTGATCAGGATTCAATGGTGTGTTGAAGCACAGAACCGATGGAACGAAGTAGAAGGCAATCTCACGGGGTTGCCTGCACTGGGAATAGACGTAGCGAACAGCGAACAAGGAGATCGGGCTGCAATTGCCTATGGTCGAGGCTCTCAGTTGATAAAGGTCGATGCGTTTGCGTGCCCCAATGCCAATCACCTTGGCGGGCAAGTATGGCGGATGATGAAGGACCATACGATCATGCCTGAGTATGTTGGCGTTGACGGAGTCGGAGTTGGTGCGGGCACGATCAACGAACTGATTCGCCTCGGAACTTACGTTCAAAATCTCATTGGTGGAGAGAAGCCTCTCGAAGACAGATCACAGGCAGAACGATTCAATAATCTTCGTAGCCAGATGTGGTGGAAAATGCGACAGGATTTGCAGTTCGGTCGAATTGCTTTACCTCTTGATGACGAGTTGTTAGCTGACTTAACGATGCCGAAGTTTTCAGAAGAACGAGACGATAGAACGATTCGAGTAGAGTCAAAAGAAACCCTGAGGAAGCGTCTCGGTCGCAGTCCAGACAAAGGTGATGCAGCGGTCTATTGGAATTGGGTTAGGTCGAGCGGCGAAAGAGGAACGTCGTTGCAGGCGATCAGAAACGTGAGGATTCAGGAATCAGAAACCTCTGAAGTCACTACCCTCTATTGACATTTATTGAATTATGTTGTACCCTTGCCTCCAATCAAGGAAATGAACGATGGCTGCACCTAAGACATCAAACCAACTTACCAGACGGTTGCCTGAGTACGGTGAACTCATTTCTTTGATGCAGACTGAGACCGCTTCCATTATTACGGACTACATCCGTCAGTATGTCGGCATCATATCTCAAACACCGGAGCCGGGGCAAGGCATTTTCATCAACTGGGATCGAATTCTGAGGACGCAATTATTCCAAGAGCTTGCCTGGTATGAACTTTATCAAGAGGTGGAGCGCGATCCACACGTGGCAGCCGTCATGAGTTCGGCAAAGTTGAACATTGCTGGATTGAAGTGGGATGTGACAGGGTACATGGAACCGGGAGAGAGAGAGCCTTCTCCACGTAACAAAGCCATCGCGGGTTTTGTGAAGCAGGCCTTGTTGAATGTGGGGTTTTTGCCTCAACATCTTTACAACCTGATGAGCGCGCTTGGGATGGGTTTCGCAGTTTCGGAAATCATTTGGGACGTCACCGATAAAGGCGTCACGATAGGTCGAATCCTTAATCGTCCGCAGCGAAGGTTTCAATTTGATGCAGTTGATAGATCGCTCAAACTTAGGAATATGCAAGAGCCTTACTATGGCATACCGTTACCGGATAAAAAGTTCATCGTTCACCGTTGTTCGGGGCAATGGGACAATCCATTCGGAGATGCTCTCGACCAATCGCTGTATTGGATGTGGCTCTTCAAAAAAACCGTCATCAAGTTTTGGATGCAACACTTAGAAGTCCAGGCCTCTTCCATTCCGATTGTGAAACACCCCATAAGTGCAACGCCAGAGTTGAAAGCAGAGGCACTGGAAATTGCAAAGATGATTCGGAACGGAGCTTACGGCAGGCTTCCAGACAACTTTGAACTTATTTTTGCGGAGGTAAAAAGCTCTGTCCAGAACGCTGAATCTTACCAGATGTTCGTGAGGATGTGCAATGACGAAATCTCAAAATGCGTGAATGGGCAAACATTGACCACGGAAGCGAGTTCAGCAACGGGAATGGGCACACGTGCATTGGGCACTGTACATCAAGTGACACAAGACCAGAGAAATGTGTTCCGTGGAGAGGGATTAGCAGCGACGCTTAATCAAACTATTGTCCGATGGATGGTAGATTTCAACTTTGCCAATGTGGACGGCTATCCGCAGTTCAGATTCGACATTGAAGCGCCGAAGGATTTGCTACAGGAATCTCAGATTGTCAAGAACCTGTCTGAGGCAGGATATGATTTTGATGAGCAGGAATTGTCCGAGAAGTTCAATTATACGATCCTAAAGAAAGCGCCAGTAAAAGTAGCTCCAATTCCGTCACCATTGCTGAAACCTTCACCAGTAGAGGAAATCACATGAACGGTCAAAGTATTAGAGAACTGTAGCGTGATTACACTCGGCATCACGACATACAACCAAGAAGTCCTCTGGCTTCGACGTGAACTCTGGAATGCGTTGATCGCTCAGACTGACAAAGACTTTGAATTGGTTATTGTAGACGACAATTCCGGTGACCAAACGAGCCTTGTCATCAAGGAACTCTGTGCAGTCTATGAGCCTCCATTCGACCTGCGGCTGTTCCGATGTACCGCAGAGAAGAAAGGCTTTGGGGTGAATGCCTTGCCACAAAACATTGTATTCAAGGAAGCGAGAGGAGAGGTTGTAGTTCTCTGCGACGATGATGGGGTCGTCGATTCAGCATTGATTGAATACGTTAAGAGCCTGAAGGTGCAGGAGACAAATGGGGTTTACTACGGCTCTCAGCTTTACATCGACCCGAAGACCAAAGAGATTCTTGAGTATGATAAGCGACTCGGGCGTTATGGATCAGTTCCGTTCTTTGGCAGAGTGAAGCGAATTGACAAAGACGATTTGCATGAGTTGGGAGCATTGGTTGTATTTCCAACAAGCCTCATTCGTTCTATCGGCGGGCATGAGATGGAGAACGTCGGATGGAGAGGTAACGACGCTCGCCTGGGTGGCAGGTTGAAGCAAGTTACGCAGACGTATTTCGTCACCGACATTGCGATGAGGTTTTTGCACTTTGGATTGAGTTGGCACATGCAGGCACACAAAGAAAATCGTCACGCTGAAATACGCGAAAGAACGTTAAGCCCGAACCTCGGGCAATGTGAACTCACTCCGATAGCCAATGGCGGCGAGAAATTCTGGACAAGCGGAATTCTCGATTCACTGTACCACGAACAATTCGTTTGGGAGGTAGAACATGCCACAGGTTGAAGGTGCTCCGAAAGGACTGAACGATATTCTTGAGTCTGCCTACCAAAGTGCGCTCAAGAAGTATCCCGGCAATAAAGGCAAAGCAGCGAAAATTGCATGGGGGGCTGTCAAGAACGCTGGATGGTCGAAAAACAAAGACGGCAAATGGGTGAAAAAGAAAAAAGAGATGGCTGACGTTACGGCAAAAGACCTTGTGATTTTTAAGGCGGGGCACTGGAACGGCGAGACCTTCACGGAAGAGGATTTGGACAACATGGTCAAATCGTTCAATACCGAAGAAGGCATCCCGATCATCATAGGTCATTCGTCTGACTACAAAGGGCACACGCGCATTCCTGCTTTTGGACGTATCCTCGGAGGATTGAAACGTATTGGTCAGGATTTGATTGCTTCAGGCGTGCAGTTCAACGACAAACTCGCTCATTGGATACAGGAAGGCTTCTACAACAAACGAAGCATCGAACTGACGAGAGACAATAAAAAAGTTCTTGCCGTCGGCATGCTCGGAGCCGTTCCTCCGGCAGTCACAGGATTACCCGGGAACGATGAGGCGTTGAACGAAGTCGCATTGCAATTTGCAGCGATGAGTGACGCAAAGGTAATTGAGTTTGCACAAACGGATGATGGACAAACCTCTGCCGACGGTGGAGCTGTCGATGAGGTTGAGGCAATTGGAACAGACGACACGGTCAAAGACATAACTGAGTACTGCGCCAACTTTATCTCATTAGTTGAGGATAATCTGAACGCCGATGTTGATGCTGAGACGTGCAAGCAGAGAATCAATTTAGCGGCTTACGATCTGCAAAGTGAAATCCAAGAGTGTCTCAGCATGCACTTTATGTTCATCGATAAACTTGAGAACATCGAGGAGCATCAGGAGTCCGAGATGTCAGAGAAAAAGAACTGGCTGGCACAACTGGCCGGGAAAATTATTCATAAACAAAAGGAGTCCGCTATGGACAAAGAGAAGGAGGAGACGTATCAGAACAAAATAGTCGCCCTTGAGACTCAGAACCAAGAGTTTGCCGAAAAGGAACGGCTGGCAAACGAGGCGAAGGTGAAAGCCGCGAAAGACGCGGAGGAAATCGCACGAGTTACTGAGGTAAAGACCTTCTGCGATGCCGCGATCAAGGAAAACCGCATGAGTCCAGCAATGCGTGAAGCCGATGAGAAAATCATGCTGGAGCTTGCAAAGGTTTCACCGGACGCATTGAAGTCTTTCCGGGAGAAGTATGCCAAGCCCATCATACCGCTTGGTGTTACAGTGGAAGTAGACGCAAACGATCCGAATGACAAACGTCCTCAGGTCATTGTGAGTGCAGAGAAATACGTCCAAGCAAACCCGAAAGAATTTTCTGGCTTAACGCCGGATCAAGCACTTTCGCGGGCTATCTTCCTGCACTCAATCGGGCAAATCAAATTTGAGGGCGGCCAAACCATTTTGAAAGGAGCCTAACCATGGCGACCTATGTGGGTGGGGACAAATTAGTCCTCAACAAAGAGTACGTCACGGCAGCGGCAAATCTCGCTGACAAGACACTCGTCACCGTCGCAGGTGCAGTGCCAAGCTCAGCGGCGGTTTGCTTTGGCGTGGTAGAAAAAGATACCGCGAGCGGTGACCTCGCAACGGTGAAAACTGCGCCGGGTATCGTGGAAGTGGTAGCATCTGGAACGGTCACCAAAGGAACAAAGGTGGAGGCATTGCAAGGTAGCATCTATGCCAACATCAATGGAACTTCAACCAGCATCACCTATGCTGGCGTTCAAGACTTGGTGAGCGGGTATCCAATAGGGATAGCTCACACAAGTGGGGTTGCAGGCGATACGGTTCTTGTTCAACTGTTCGCCAACCAAGCCAAATCAGCCTAAAGGAGAACGACCATGAAGAACACCTATTATGTTCGCAACTCCCAGTCTGGTTTGCTCGAGGTGAAAGAGTTTGCGGCAGATTCGCAGCTTGCTTTACTGCGTATCTCAGACCCTGTTGCAACCGCTTTGGTGCAGGGATACACAAACGCAGAGGTGATCGGCGACAAACTGTTCACGCCTGTAAGGATGTCGAAAGAGACTGGGCGCTTTCCAGCGTTCGGCAAAGAGGCGTTCATCATTCCGGCAAACATTAAACGTGCTATTGGAGAAAAAGTCCAGCGCGTTCAAGTGCAAACCGGATACGTTACCATGTCCTTGAGCGAGTATGCTCTTGGCGTAGCGATTGAGAACAGGGAACGCAACGAGTGGGCGGGTTCGCCGGATATGCTCATCAACGGGAAACTGTTGACAGTTACCCAGAAGATCGCCTTGTACCGGGAGAAACTTCAGGCAGTGCTGGCTACGACCAGCGCGAACTATGCCTCTGGATTAGTTTTCAATGGCGCAGGGAAAGCATGGGCAACGACGGGAGATCCGGTTCAGGATATGTTGGACTTGAATCAAGCGATCTTGAAGCAGAAC